GTTTGCGCCAGCCTCCTATGTGCCCGGCGTGAAGGACTGGGACCCGGCGACCTATCCGCAACTCGGCTACAAGTACGAGTATGCCTTTCCCGACAACTGCCTCAAGATCAGGGCTCTCCGTCCGGTGCCGATCTATGTGCCAGAGATTGATCCCAGCCCGTGGTCGTTCTCGATTGCCAATGATCCCTACTACACCCCGGCGCGGCGCGTGATCCTGACCAACCTGCAAAACGCTTCAGCGGTCTATGCCGGGCGCGTGACCGACCCGACGACATGGCCGGTGGACTTCACCGAATCGCTGATCGAGACCCTTGCCGAACCGCTGGCGGCTGCGCTGACCAATCCTGAGCTTGGCAAGGTCGAGGCGGCGGAAGCCCGTATGGATACCGCGATGGCCAATATGGAGCAGGGCTGATGGCAACGGGCGGCTACGAAATTGCCGATGTGGTGAACCGAGCCCTCGACTTGATCGGCTGGCCGGAAATGGTTGGCGATCCGCAGGAAGGCACGCATCAGGCGCAGGTCTCCTTGCGCGCCTATCGGCTCTGCCGTCAGCAGCTTCTCCGTGCCGCCCATTGGGACTTCGCCCGCAAGCAGGCGGAATTGTTGCTTCTGGCCGATGCGACCGGCAACACCGAGAATGTCGGCACTAGGGTCCCCTTCAACTGGACCTATGCCTACGCCTATCCCAACGACTGCATGAAGATGCGCTTCATTCCGTGGAACTGGGAGAACCAGTCCGCGCAGGTGCCGCCGACCAATACCCAGATTTCGACCACGATCCCGCTGGTCGGTGGGCTTGGGTACATGCCGCCAGGGACACGCATGGTCCCGGCCAAGTTCATCGTGGGCAGCGATTACAATAACCTGCCGCCTCCCGGTTCGGACTACACGTCCCTGCAAGGGGTGAGCCCGATTTCCCGCGTCGTCGTCCTGACCAATGTGCGTTACGCACAAGGGGTCTATACCTGCGACCAACTCTATCCCACAGTCTGGGACCCGCTGTTCCGTTCCGCGATGGAGTCCTATATCGCGAGCGAGATTGCGGTTCCGATCTGGGCCAAGAAAGACCTCAAAACCGGGCTCGCGATGAGGGATACGCAAATCCCGATCCTGAGGGACAAGATCACGCAGGCCCGTGCCATCAACGGCAATGAAGGCACATCCAGTAGCGACCTCGCCGTGGACTGGATGAACGTGCGCCGCAGCGGTGGTCCTTACGGCAACTGGGGCTGGGGCAATGGCGGCGGCTGGGGTGGCGGCGGTCTTGGGCTGGATGGTGTCCTCGGCTATGGCTGGGATAGCCTGATGGTGAGCAGCGGGGCCACGTTCTAATGGCGACCCCGCTTATCGTTACCGCTCTAGCGACCGGGGAAATCGCGCCATCGCTTTACGGTCGCGTCGATGTGGACAAGGAGCGCATTGCGGCTTCGACGCAGCGCAACATGTACGTCAACTATCGCGGTGGGTGTAACTCGCGCGCTGGGTTCGGATTCGTCGGGTTCTCGAAACAGACGGGCCGCGATTATCCGCCTCGCCTGATTCCGTTCCAGTTCTCGGAAAATGAGGGCTTGGTCCTTGAGTTCGGTGACGCCTATATGCGCGTCATCTCGCAGGGTGCTTATGTCACCGAAACTCCGGTCGCGATTGGTGCGGCGACAAATGCCAATCCGTGCGTCATCACTTTCGGGTCCAGCGGCGCCACGGCAGCGACCCCAAACAATGCGGCAGTCACGTTCACCTATGCGCCGGGCGATCTGATCACACTGGCCGGGGGAACCGCTCTTACTCCCGCAGTACTCCAGGTCACGACAAGCGAGCTTGTGTCTCTTCTGGTCAACGTCCCCGGCGACGGATATGCGGTCAATGACACGATCACACTGGCCGGTGGTACATCAGCCCCCAATGCCGTGGCCAAGGTCACTGCGCTGCAATCGGTTCGCGCCTCGGGGTTCATCACATTTGCGACCAATCCAGCCGATGGCGATACGGTCACGCTCAACGCGCAAGTCTGGACGTTCAAAACGACCGTCACGGCAGCAAACCAGACCCAGATCAAAGGCTCGCTTTCGGAGACGCTGGCGCAACTGGCGAGCGACCTCAACGCCTCTGCCGTGGCGGCTCTTATCGTCGCTACCTACAGTTCGGACCTGAACCATTTGATCGTCGTGTATGATACTCCCGGTTTGGGCGGTAATGCGTACACGCTGGCGGCGAGCGTTGCGACACCGAGCGGTGGCAACCTGACAGGCGGGTCGGTGACGGGCGTAGCGACGGTCAGCATCAATACCGCAGGCATCTTCACTGCCGTTCCCGGTACTGGGAACATGACGCAATCGGCAACTTCTGGCGGCGGTACAGGAGCAACATTCCAGAGTGCCGTCTTTGCTCCGCATGCGCTGTCGATTTCCAATCCTGGCGCCTATACGGCAACCCCGGCAAATCCCGCCTCGCAGGCCAGCACAACCGGGGTCGGTGTCGGTGCTACTTTTACCATGACGTGGGGTGCGGTCTCGACGTTCGCCAATGATGACTGGGTTTTCATCAGCGGTTGCAATGGCATGACCGAATTGAACGGCAACGTCTATCGTCTCGCAGGGGTTACTCCCACGACAGCCCAACTCAGGGATGTATATGGCAACGGCGTCGATTCGAGCGCCTATGGCGTCTATACCGGAGGCGGTACGGTCGCGAAGATTTACACACTCACGACCCCGTATCAGGAAGAAGACCTCTCCTACCTGAAATTCACGCAGTCCGCCGATGTGATGACGATCTGCTGCGTCAATCAGGATACCTTGACTGAGTATGTTCCCAAGAACCTATCTCGGTCCTCTGACACAAGTTGGGCTTTCTCCGATGTGGTCCAGAGTTCGGGTGTCGCGGCCCCGGCCAGCGTGACGGTCACGCACAACCAAAGCGGGACGACCTATTACGGCTACCAGATCACTTCGGTTTCCCCGGAGGATGGGACCGAAAGTGTCGCGTCCCCGATTGGTCGCGATAGCGCCGCGCTGATGTCGCTCGATGATGTGCGACAGGAAAACATCTCATGGTCGGCAGTTGTCGGGGTCAGCCAGTACAACATCTACAAGAGCCAGTGGAGCGACATTGCGGTTGTCCCGAATGGTTCGCTGTTCGGCTATATCGGGTCTGCCTATGGAACCGGGTTCATCGACAAGAACCTGACGCCCGACTATTCGACTACACCCCCAAAACATCGGAACCCGTTTGCACGTGGGCAAGTCATTTCAATCACGATGACCGCAGGCGGGTCCGGCTACAACACGACGACGACAACGGCCTCGATCACATCCGGTACTGGTTCGGGCGCGGTTCTTCTGACAGTGGTGCAGAACGGTCAGATCGTCGCCGTCATCGTGGACAATCCAGGCAGCGGCTATCTCTCCACGGATACGATCTCCTTTGGTGGCGCGGGAACCGGCGCCGCAGGCCAGCTTGTGGTCGGTGCGCAAAGCGGGACTTACCCCTCGGTCGCAGGGTATTTCCAACAACGCCGGGTTTTCGCCAACTCGCTCAACAATCCCGACACGTACTGGATGAGCCAGCCCGGCTCGTATCTCAATTTCGATGTCAGGGTGCCGACGATTGATACGGATGCGATCACGGGCACGCCTTGGGCCGTGCAGGTCAATGGCATCCAGTGGATGGTTCAGACACCCTCGGGCTTGCTGGTCATGACTGGGCAATCCGCGTGGCTCCTGGTCGGCAGCGGCACGTTCGCGACGAACGTTCAGCCAATCTCGCCGGGCTCGCAGACGGCCAACCCGCAGCCCGCAACAGGCATCGCGGCCACGGTGCCGCCGATCAAGGTTCTGTACGATATTCTCTACGTCACGGCGAAGGGCTCATTCGTCTATCGGTTGCCCTATGAGGGCTACGCCTTCTCGGAACCGATAGACCTCACCGAGTTCTCCACGCACCTGTTTGTCGGCTACCTCATCGAACAGTGGGCATGGTGCGAACAGCCCTACAAACTCCTTTGGACGGTGCGCAGCGATGGCATCCTCCTGAGCCAAGCCTACCTCAAGGCAGAACAGATTTTCGGCTGGTCGCGGCATGATACCCAGGGCGATTTCGTAAGCTGCTGCCAGATCACGGAGCCGCCCGTCGATGCCCTCTATGTTGCCGTGAAGCGCACGATCAACGGCAACACGTCTTACATGATCGAGCGCATGAATGACCGCATTTGGGCCACGGTGGAACAGTGCTGGTGCGTCGATAGCGGGCTTGCACTGGCACAACCGACCCCGGCAGGCATGCTGACAGCGAGTTCAGCCTATGGTGCCGGAACGATTACCGGGGTCACAGGGCTGGTCGGGGGCTCGGATTATTCGAGCGCGACCTATGCCACGATCATTGATGAGGAACTGGACGCCAGCGGCAATCCCATCGGGTCCGGTGCGACGGCTTCGGTGACCGTTGTTGCCGGGGTCATCACGGCCATCAATATCACGGCGCCAGGGGCGAACTATCGCCGTCCGAAACTCGTCATCACTGATCCGGAAAGCGGCGCCGCTGGCAATGCCTCGGCATCGGCTACGCTGACGCTGAGCAATGCGGCGACGTTCACCTGTTCGAGCCCGTCCTTTGCCGTTGGCGATGTGGGCAAGGTGATTCGCGTCGGTGGTGGTGTGGCGACAATCACGGCGCGCAACTCCTCAACCAATGTCACGGTCCAGATCACGACGCCGATTTCCAACATCGATCCCTATTCCCGGCTCCCCAAGACTGCCGATTCCGGGGAATGGACGATGACGCGACCAGTGACCACAGTAAGTGGTCTTTCCCATCTCGCCGGGGCCACCATTACCGGGCTGGCGGATGGCAAGGTCATCACGCCGCGCGTCGTCAGCGCCGCTGGTGTCGTAACACTGGATGTCGCTGCATCGGCGGTCATCATCGGGCTCGGCTTCCAAGCGCAAGTCCAGACCGTTCCTATCGAGGTCGGCACTCCAACCGTGCAGGGACAGCGCAAGAAAATCTCTGGCATCAGCGTTTACGTGCAGGATTCGCGGTCGGTGTCGCTGGGTCAGAACCAGACCGATGGCTCCACATTGAACCCGCCACAGATTGCGCCGGACTGGATCAACATGCGGTTACAACAGCACCCCGGTCCCGCTGGCGACCGGATGGCTGCGTGATACGACCTTGGGCGGCTGGGACAAGGCTGGACAGGTCGCGATTGAGCAGAACGATCCTCTGCCCTTGAACATCGTCGCTATTGTGCCTGAGTTCCTGGGGGGCGATACTCCATCCCAATCGATGGGGAGGCAACAGTGATCGAGGAAGTCGAGGCAAAGCCCTTCCACTGCGGGATTCTGGCGCGAACTCTGAGGGCTGAGCATCGCGACATTCTGGCCAAAGCCGGAGCGCCGATCCACAAGCAGTTGCGCGAGTATTTTGACTTCTCGATCCTGCGCCGGACATGGAAAATGGATGGCAAAGTCGTCGCCATGGCCGGGGTCTTGGGGACGCTGAGTTCACGCGAGACCGCATGGCTGGCACTGAGCGATGAAATTACGGCGCACCCCGTAATGATCATGCGCCGCGCCGAACGCTATATCGAGGAAGTCACGAAATATGCCGACCGCATTTCGTGCGATGTGTTGGCGGGGGACAAGAAGGCGATAGACTTTGCGCGGTTCTTGGGCTTCATGACAGTACAGCGTCGAGAGATAATGGGGGTTCCGATCATCCATATGTCGCGCATCCGGCTTTCACAGGTGGCATGATGGCTTTCCTCGCAGCAGCAGCCCCATTGCTTGGCACTATCGGCACACTGGTCAGCGCTGGCGGTACGCTGGCGAGCGGGCTTTATGCCGCTGGTGTCGCCAACAACAATGCCAAGATCGCGGAACAGAACAAGCAGTACGCGCTCGAAGCCGGGCAGGTCGAGGCGCTGGAAACCGGCATCAAGGGCGCTCAGAAAGAGGCCCGGCTAAAAACCGCGATTGCGGCCAACGGGATCGATGTCAACACCGGCTCATCGGTCGATGTCATGGCCAGCCAGAAAACAGCAGACGTGCTCGATGTGAGCCGCGTGCTACATGAGGCCGATCTGTCGGCATACGGCTACCAGACCCAGAAGGCCAATTTCCAAGCCCAAGCCGGGCAGGATATTCTTGGCGCCATCACGGGGACCGCATCTACTCTAGCCGAAGGTGCATCGTCGCTGAATTTCGACTGGACAAAACCGTCCAATAGCTGGAGCGCCGCACGGCAGAGCGTCTATGGCTGATCCCAACTACGATGTGATCCCGACGATCAAGCCGCAAGGCAACCTGCCGGACAATTACCAGCGGGTGCAGCCGACCGGCTTTCAGGGTGTTGCGGCCCTTGGGGCATCGCTGACAAAGCTGGGAAATTTCTATGACAGCGCCGCGATTGATGACGGTTTCAACAACCTCCAGAAAAAGGGCACGTCCCTGCTTTATGGCGAGGATGTAGTCGGCGCAGACGGGAAGACGACGCGGACACCTGGCTATCTGAGCACCGAAGGCCGCACCGCCATGGATCAGCGGCCCATGATCCAGAAGGCGATTGACGACGAAATCGCCAACCTCAGCAAGAATTACCGGACACCTCAGCAGCAGCAAGAGTTCAAGCGCCGCGCTGACGCCTACCGGAACACGTTCTATGCGCAGACCGGCTCGCATGCCGATACGCAATCCAATACGTGGTACGCCTCGGTCAACAAGGCGACGGCGGATACCCAACTCAACATCATCGCCAGCGACCCGATGAACCCGGTCACGCTCCGCGCCGCGTCGGCTGACCTGATCAATGCCAGGATCAAGGATGCCCAGTTGCTTGGTGCCCAGCCCGGCGACCCGATCTACACCGCTGCCGTCTTGGGCGCGAAGCAGGACATCATCACGGCGCAGGTCAAGGCGATTGGTGCGACCGATCCTGAGACCGCCCTCGACATCTTGAGCAAGAACCGCGACATCGCGGGCGCCAATTACGACGAGCTTTACAACTCCCTGCGGGCGCGTGCCGATCAGCAGGCGGGCATGAAGTTTGTTGACGACCTCATGACCGGGGACACGATCACAGTTCCGGCGACCGACAATCTCGACGGCTACTATGCCGCGATCAAGAGGCAGGAAAGCGGCGGCGCGGTAACGGCGCAGAATCCAAACTCATCGGCGCGCGGGCTCTACCAGTTCACTAAAGGAACATGGGGTGACCTGATCAAGTCGCACCCTGAGGCCGGGCTAACGGTTGATGGCAGGGACGATCCGGCGCAGCAGGAACGCGCCATTCGCCTGTTTACCAAGGACAACGCCAACTACCTCGAAGCCAATGGGCTCGCTGCGACCCCGAGCAATCTCTATGCCGCCCATTTCTTGGGCAAAGCTGGCGCTGTCCCGGTTCTCAGAACCGCCGACAATGTGCCTATGTCGCAGGCAGTTTCCGCCGATGTGATGAAGGCCAATCCATTCCTCGCTAACATGACGGTGGGCCAGTTCAAGGTCTGGGTGGCAAAGGCGGTCGGGGGGCAGCCAGAAACACAGTCGGCGGCGCCACAGACCTCAGGGCTGACCAATGTGGGGCACCCCGACAACATCAACATGCCACCCGTGGCTGTCCCTCCTCCGCAGGATGCCACTACAGCCGCACCAGAGGCCCCGGAAGGCCCCGCCGCCCCGCCGCCGACCGAATACACGCCCAAGGCGCAGGCGATGCAGCAAATCTTGGACAGCGACCTCAACCCCGAGGCCAAGGCGCATGCCATTGCCTACCTTAATCAGCAGTTCGCGGCGCAGCAGATCGCAGCAGACGCGACGGCGAAGCAGAAGAAAGAACTGAGCGATGCGGCGCTCAACACCTATGTCACGTCCGCGCTGAACGGCAAGATCGACGGGCTGGCGCAGCAGATCGCCAATGATAACCGGCTCGATGCCAACGACAAAATCACGGCGACCAACGTTCTGATGGCGCATGCAGACTCGACCGTTTCTGGCGCAAGTTCGACCTATGGGACCGGGTTCTGGGATGCCTATCAACGCATCCTGGCACCGTCCGGCGATCCCAACCGCATTGCCGATGTGTCCACGCTGATGAGAATGGCGGCGCCGGGACCGAACGGGGAAACGCCGCAACTGACGCTCTCCGGGGTGCAGAAGTTGCAGACCATGATGGCCGCGAACGCCAAAGACCCGGATCAGGCATCGGTCAACACGGCCAAGGCAGGGCTGATGTCCTATGCTAAGGCAAAGCTCAGTTTCAACGGCGACCTCTTGATCCCAGGTGTCTCGACCAGCGTTGCCTATGATCCGAAGGGCGAACAAATCTTCAATGCGCAGTTCATCCCAAAATTCGAGGCGGCTTACGCGGCAGCGGTAAAGGCGGGCAAAGACCCTTGGGACATGCTGAATCAGGACTACGTGGACGGGCTCATCAAGGGCTTGCGCGACCCCGCTGAAATGGCGCGGGCGCGCATGTCGCAGACCATGCAGCACGATACCGCTGGGCCGATTATGCCGACCCCGGAAGGGGTGAACGATGAGGGCTGGAAACTGGTCGCAGGTTCCGCGCCGGTCTTTAACGGCAAGCCTCTCGATAGCGCGGCTTGGCAGAACATTTTGGTTACGCTCGTCAGCGACCCGAACCCCGTTGCCGTGAAGTGGTTCGACCAGCATTTCGCCGCTGCCGGGATGAGTTCTGATGATGTGCTCCTGGCGCTTGGGGTCACGAAAAGCGCCGCTCCGAAACCAAAGGTGGGTACATCTGGCGGGGTTCTGCCGCCCGGCGTAAATCCTACTGACTATCCGGGCCAACATGCGGTAATCAATGGCGTCGAAGATGTAGGGTTGCCAATGCCGGAAGGGCAGTAGATGGCCGAGACCGACGATCCATTCGCGCAGTTCTTGCCGAGTGACAATCAGCAGCCAGCTACTCAGGAAGACCAGTTCGGCGGTCCCGATCCTTTCGCTCAGTACCTTGAGCCGGAACGCAGCACCGATCCGTTCAGTGCGTTTGCCCATAATTTCGAGCGCGGTATTGCCCCGGCTGCGGCTGGTCTAGCGGCATTCGGTGCCGGGGCCGAGGCCGGGGCAGCAGCAGGTGCCATTGCAGGGCCATGGCGCGCCCTTGGCGGAGGTCTGATCGGTGGCCTCGCAACGTCTTTTATGGGCTCAACCGCTGTCGCCACGGCGCAGGATTGGGCTCTCAAACAACTTCCGACCGACTGGCAAGACATGCTGGGCATGTCGGAAAGCCAGCAAGCCCTTGAGGCAGAGCAACAGCCCGTCGCGTCGTTCCTTGGCGGCATGACGCCTTATCTCCTCACCATGAAGCCCGGTCCCATGGCGGGATCGGCGCTACCTGCCAACGCGACGACATTCCAGCGCATCTTGGCAAACCCGGCGACCTCCCGCATTTTCGGCGGCGCGTTGTCCGGTGGCATGGAACTGGGCAACGAACTTGCGACCGGCAACGATCCGAACTGGACCAACATCGCCATCGCAACCGGGTTCGGCGTCGTCTTCAATGAGCCCAATCGCATCGGTCGCGCTTTGACCGAATCGGGCGCCGCGCCGATCCGGCCATGGATCATCCCCCGCGATGTGCCGACCGTAGCGCAGGCCGGTGACGCCAAGGTCATGGGGCCAGGGATTACCGAAGACGTGTTCATGGGTGGCCAGTCGCAGGCCATCGAACCGATGATGACGGCGCAGGATGCTGCCCGCACCGAAGCCATGATGACCGAGGCGGCGCCGACCGCCGATGTCAGCAAGGTTGCGCGCCAGATCGAGCCCGAATTATTCACCGAGTATGACAATCTCGCCGCGACCCGTGACGATATTCGGACACGACTGGCCAAGATCGGCTCTCCGACTGATGAGGAAATCGCGACCCTTTCGGCGCAGCGCGACCGCATCGAGGATGCCCTCAATACCCATGTCGAGGGACAGGGTGAAACTTCCGCAGAGGCGAAACGCCTACGGGCGCAACTCTCTGATGCACAGAGCGCCTTGGATGATGTGATCGCTCGCCGCGACACCTCTGCCGCTGGCGAAGGATTTGAGAGCCCGGAAGCAGCGGCGCTGCGTGAGCAGTTGATGGCGACAGACTATGCCATGCGCGACATGGCTCCGCAGGTCAGCGCAGCCTATCGCCGTGCCGCTGAGTTTTCTGGTGGCGAGTTCATCGAGCCGGAAACCCCGCCGCAGCAGGCAACCGCAGAGCCGACCGAGGCCATAGCGGAACCGACACTGGCGGAAACCGCTGGACCGACGATTGAGGAACAGACAAACACCATCGCCCGCGAAATGGCCGAAAGCCTTGTCGCCGCAGGGACGCCACGGGCAGAAGCCGATGCACTGGGTTTGCTCTATGGGCGCCGTTACGTCACCCGCGCCGGACGGTTCGATGGGGCTCTAGGCACGCCGCTTGAGTTGTTCCGCCGCGAAGGCCCGCGCATCATCGGAGAGCGTCCGGCGACAAAACCGCCGCTGATGCCGAGCAAGGAAACGCCGACCGTGGCGCCGCCGCGCAGCGAGGTCACGGCTCCGATTGGCCGCAAGATGGTGACCGAAACGCCGGTCCCGCGCCCCGAAGGCAACCGCATCCCGGCGAGCGAGCTTGAAGCCCTTGATCCTCGTGACATTGGCGTCGATGCCAAGCGTTTCCAGTTCAAGGCCGGTGGCGACGAATCGGGCGTTACGGAACGGTTACAGGGGGTCAAGGAATGGGACCCGCGACTGGCCGGGACCGTGCTGGTGTGGCGCGATGAGGCCGGTAAGGACTGGGTTGCGGATGGTCATCAGCGCATCGGGCTCGCCAAGCGCCTGATCGATGAAGGCAATCCCGACATCAAGGTCAACGCTTTTGTGCTCGATAGCGCAACCGGAGTGACCGATGTGCAGGCCCGCGCCATTGCAGCGGTCAAGAACATCGCTGAGGGGACGGGATCGGCAGTCGATGCCGCCAAGATACTCCGCGCCGCTGAGGAAGCCGGAATTGATCTGCCGCCGATGCCGCCGCGTTCGGCCCTGGTACGTGATGGTCGCGCACTGGCCGAATTGAGCCCGGAAGCGTTCGGCATGGTGGTCAATGAGGTGATCCCGCCGCAACAGGCCGCGATCATCGGCAGGCTGGTCAAAGACCCCGCACAACAGGAAGAAGCGGTACGGTTGCTGGCCAAGATGCAGCCCGACAACGTGACGCAGGCCGAAATGGTCGTCCGCGACCTATTGGCGTCGGGCACCGAAACCGGGACGCAGCAGTCCTTGTTCGGGGAAGAAGCGTTTGCAAATTCCGTTGTGCTGGAGCGCGCCAAGGTTGCCGATGAGGCGATCAAGCAATTGCGCAAAGACCGGGCAACGTTCAAAACCCTCGTCTCCGAAGCGGAGCGGATCGAGGGACAGGGCAATGTGCTCGTGCAATCCGCCAACCTTGCGAGGCTGACCACTGATGAGAAAGCCGCAGACCTCCTCACCCAGCTTGCCTACCGAGCAGGCCCCGTCTCCGATGCCCTCACCGGAATCGCCCGACGCCTCAAGTCCGGCGAACTCAGCGCAGCCGCAGGAGCCCGCGAATTTCTCGGGGCTGTCCGCGATGCAGTTAAAGCAGGCGTGGACACAGGGGCAGACCTTAGCCGCCCTGTCGCTGGCGCAGGGGAGCCGGGCGTAGAGCTATTTCAGCGCGAGAAACCCCCGCTCTGGCGCGAAGGCGACATGCTGGGCGAGTTCGAGACCGAGCGCGGGCAGGAAGGTTTCGGCCAAGCGCTTGTCCCTGGTGTGAAACCGATCACCGACGCCGACCGCATTGCAGCGGAAGCCGCAAAGCCACTACAGGGCGGCGCGGCACCAGCGGCCAAGGGCTCGCTGTTTGATGAAGGCACGGGAAAGCAGATGACGCTTTTCCAGCCCGCCTATCACGGCTCTCCGCACATCTTTGAAAAGTTCTCATCCGAGAAAATCGGCACTGGTGAAGGTGCGCAGGCGTTCGGGCATGGACTGTATTTCGCTGGCCGGAAGGGCGTTGCGGAGTATTACCGCGAAGCTCTTGCGAAGGGGTTGTACGTCAAACGCGAGGGTGAGGAGCCGGTCAGTTTCACCGATGCAGTTGGCAAAATCATCAACTCGATTGCCAAGTATGTTGATCTGAAAAAGCACCCCGAGGATGCCGACCTACCATCAACGCTGGCCGATGATGCGCTTGGCACCGTGTATGGGAGGGAAAGCGCAGAAAACTTCCGTCAGATTGCCACCAAAGCATACCCCGGTAGGGAAGCGCTGATTGACGCTGCAATCACAGAGGCTCAAAAATATCAGCAGACAAAAGGCGGCCGCCTCTACCACGTCGAAATCCCCGACGAACACGAGCTTCTGGACTGGGACAAGCCGCTCAAGTCACAACCCGAGGCCGTTCGTGCAGCCGCCATGAAACTCATGGAGCCAGCGATTCGCGAGAATATGCGCAACGGCGTTTCTCGTCCTATGGCTGAGAACCTCATCAAGGACATGACGGGGGAAACCCTCTATCGCTCTCTGAGCACTAAACTAGGGGGTGATGTCGCTGCGTCCCAGGCGCTTCGCGAAGCAGGCATTCCCGGCCATCGGTTCCTCGATCAGCAGTCGCGTAATCCTCAAGCACTGCGCACGGCAGAACAGTTACTGAAAGACGCTCAAGAGGCCGCAGATCGGTTCCCAAAGAACAAGGATTTTGCCGCCAAAGCTGCATCTGCCCGCGCCGAAGTCGAACGCCTCCAAGCCGAGCAATCCCACAACTACGTCATCTACGACGAGAGCCGGGTAGGCATCACCAACTACGAGCAGGGCAAGCGCGGATCGATCACGTTCAAGGAAAATCAGCGCCCGCTAATCAAACTGTTCCGCGATGCCGATGCGTCGACCGCGATCCATGAGTCCGGCCATCTCTGGCTTGAGGAATTGATGCAGGACGCGGCTCATGCAGCGGCGCCGGACGTGCTCAAGACCGATGCCCAGACCGTGCGCAAATGGCTAGGCATGAAAGACGATCAGGCCACTCCGCAGCGTGCCCAACACGAGAAGTTCGCCCGTGGCTTTGAACAGTACATGCGCGAGGGTGTTGCCCCGTCATCGGCACTCGCCCGCGTCTTTGCCCAGTTCAAGACATGGCTGACGCAAATCTATCAGTCCCTCAAAGGACTCGGTGCCCCGATCAACGACGACATCAAGGGTGTGTTTGATCGCCTCCTCGAACTCGAACCGCAGCGCACCGTCATTGCCCCGGAGCGTGAGGGTGCGCCGACCATCCATGACATCCACGAAGCCGACGCTGCCGAAGTGGACCCGCGCGAAGCCGAGCCCATGGGCGACCGGATCAGCGCGGAGACCGCTGCCTACGTCGCGCAACAGACACCAGAGGTGCAAAATGAACTCGCCGCAGCCCTCGCTGAATCCACAGGAACCGCTACTGGCGGACAAACTGGCGCAGAGCCAGCAACAGGCGCTCCTCTGGGCGCAGGTGGCGGCGAACCGCAGGCTCAGCCCACGGGCGGCGCGGGTGGCGGCGAACGCGGCCCGGTCGGCATCGGCGGCGGCGAGGGCGTACAGCAAGGCGCTGGGGCTGGCCGACCCGCAGGCGGAACAGAACCCGGTGCCGGACTACGGAACGAGCGACCCGTCGCTGCTGGTGCTGCTGGGGCTCACCCCCTTGCTCCAGGCCCAACAGACCTCTTTGGGCCGCAAGCCAGCCCCTTCACCGACAAAGCCGGGAACATCCGCATAGAGAACCTGACCACTGATCAGGACGTGGCGCAGGCCATCCGTGATGCAGCGGCAGAGAACAACGATTTCATCGGGGAACGTCGCGGCGTCATCACCAACGGCCAGATGATGGACCTTGCCGATGCCTTGGGCATGGACGCTGAGCAACTGAGCAAGCGCAAGCTCGGGCAGGCGTTCAATGCCGAACAGGTCTGGGCCGCGCGCAAGTTGCTGGTGCAATCTGCAACCGATGTGTCGCAGATCGCCAAGAAGGTTGCCGCTGGCGGAACCGATGAAGATGTCATGGCCTATGCGAAGGCCCGCGCCCGTCACCAGATGATCCAGGGCCACGTTGCCGGGATCACTGCCGAGGCTGGTCGCGCGCTCGCTGCCTTCCGCAACATGGCGGGCATGGGCACCGTCAACGACATCAATGCCATGATGAAGGCATCGACGGCAAAGACCCTGTTCCAGCTTCGCGAGGAAGCCGCCATGGCGTCCTTGTTCGAGACCCCGGAACAGGTCTCCCGGTTCATGCAGGATGCCCGGAAACGCAATTTCAGCGGCATGATCCTCGAATACTGGATCAATGGCTTGGTCTCAGGTCCCCGCACCCACGTCACCAACCTGATCGGCAACATGGTCATGTCCATGCAGGTTGCCGGGCCGGAAACGGCAGCGGCGGCGCTGATTGGTGAGGTCCGGGCGCGCATGGGGCGGCAGGGCACGCGCATTCGCCCCGGCGAGGTCGTCGCTGGCTTCAAGGGTATGCAGAAGTCAA